TCTCAAGCAAAAGTATCGACAACTGTTTGAAGAAATCTATAATCTCTGTCAGGAGGAGGGATGGGGTGATCCATTCTCTTATTCTCGCTCTCGTGAGATACATCTTGCAGGTATTCTTGGACATCAAATAGCAAAGACCTATTCTGGTGCAGATGCCGAAGATCAAGATGGTGAGTGTGAATATAAATCCACTATTGCCAAACGCATCAATGGGACATATAATGGTATCAGTGTTGAGAATACCTGGGAAGAACAAGAACGTTATTTGATTGAGGAAAAAATTGGCAAATATACCAATCATTACATTGGACGTTATGAAGGGGCAAAAGTTGTAGAAATCTGGAAACTTACTGGTGATGATGTGTTGATGATTCTACTTCCTAAACTCAAGAAAGATTGGGAACGTAAGATTAAGGGAAATCACAAAGATCCCCGTCTTTCTACTAATCTATGTAAAACTGAAATTTATAAGTACGGAACTCAGATTCTATGACAATTGATAGTGGCAAACTAATGTATTCTGAAGGGAATAATGATGAATGTTACACTCCAAAATATGGTGTGACTCCTATTCTCAAGTACATTCCTAAGAATGCAAAAGTATGGTGCCCATTTGATACCAAAGAGAGTGAGTTTGTCAAGCAAATTGGCGCACAAAACTTAGTCATTTCTACACACATTTCAACGGGACAAGATTTTCTCACCTATACTCCAAACTTTGATTGGGACGTGATTGTATCCAATCCACCATTCACAAACAAGCGTAAGTTCTTTGAACGGGCACTCTCATTTGAGAAACCATTTGCCCTGATTATGACAAATACGTGGTTGAATGATGGTGCTCCCAAGCAGTTGTTCAAGGACAAGGATCTGCAACTTCTGATGTTTGATAAACGTATGAAGTTTGTGAGCCCTGATGGTCGCCCAAATGATAAGATTACATTCAGCAGCAGTTACTATTGCTGGAACTTCCTACCAAAACAAATTATAATGGAGGAACTGAATATACCAACTTCAAAATTAGCACAACGATCTCCTAGTGAGGCAGTTCTTCCCCTGTAATAACCTATGATTGATGATGCCTGGTATGATGCAATGCTAATTGTATTTGAGGATGCACCAGAAATTCTAGGAGAACTCTATGCACAAAAGGCACAAGAATTGAATCTTCCAATCGAATACTTTCTACTTGAATTTGTTTAAATAAGATACACTATCATTACTACGATTATGAAATACAGCTCACTTGAATTTGTTCCTTATGAAGGACTATTCCACGACCGGGAAAATGCACTTGTTGCCGAACACTGGATTGATGAACAAAATGGAATTCGCGTCTATGATGATTATTCTGTGGCATCTACCGGAAACAGACTCTATTGGATCGAAAAACTTTATAAGAATTCAAACGGCACGATCAAGGTGACCGAAGTTGGTTATCAGGTTGATGAGTTTGCTTGACAGATATCAACATTCATATTAAACTGAAGGAGTAATTTACCAAAGAAAATGAAGTATCTTTATATTGTTGATTATTGGGTTCCGTTCCCTTCTTCTGAATATGGTGGAGTCATTAGTGTGATTGCCTCTAATGATACTCAGTGCCATGATATTCTGAGAGATGGTGAAGTTTCTTATGATCATGTTTATGATAATAAGATTATGGAAAATGTAGTCAAGGCACAGAGATTTGTTCTGGACCAGAACGAAGAATCCCGTATTGTTTCGTCCTTTGTTACCTGATATGTCAACGACTCCAAATGTTGCCCATTCCAATTCGATGCTTGGAGAATTGAGGCAACAATACCAAGAGAAGATTCAACAACTTGAATCAAAGATACAGATACTTGAAGAAGAAATTCGCATTATTCAGGAATTCAATGACAGACTTGACGATTTGTGATTTCCCTCATCAACCACCCGAGGGTTACCAGTATGAATATGAAAACTTCGGTGCTCGTCTTATTTCCATTTGGTTGCGTTGTAATCTTACTTTTGATTATAACCTTGGTAAATCAACTCGGACAATCTGGGGATTCTACAATCCAAAGAAGAGAGAGTATTATGCGCCTATTAACTCCTCCAAGTGCGGAGATAAGGTGAATATTAGTGATACTCGCAACTATACCGCAATGCCCTTAATCAAAACTGTTCTTGAGTCCTGTTTTGTATGAATTACAACTCTTTCTATGAAGGACTGGAAGTTAAGTACAGACATAATGTTGGTACGGTAAGATTCATCTGTGAGTCTTATATTACTATTTGTGTGAATACCTTTGAGCATCGATCACGGGATGTTTGTTTGCTTGTGAGTCGTCATGATTGGAAGAATGTTTATCTTCTTAAAGAATCGGAGAAATGATGAAAGAGAGAAGTAATTTGTGGAGAATCATCGCAAAGGCACTGGGGGAAAAGTCTGGTAAGAATAATGAAGAGGCGGATAAAGTTGCAGTGCTTCGCCTGATTATGTTTTTGTCCATTTTTATTACGAATGCATTTATTGTGTATAATGCTCTTCGTACTCATCACTTTCCTAATTATGAAATACAGCGTTGTGTATCTGAAACCCAAGAAGAAAGGGCACTATGGAAAACAGAAGGCAGTATTTCTAAAAATTGAAGATGCAACATTTTGGGAAGAAGTTATAAGAAAGCAGGGATGTACTCAGATCGAAATCATACCAGTATTCTCGGATAATGTATAAATTAATTAGTAGATAGGTTAAACTCTTATGAATGAAGAAACTCCAAAGTATCCTAGTGCAACCGACCAGGCAAAGAATCTAACAAAGGTCACCGGAAAGATTCTGAGTCAGGTACTTGCGGGTGATAAAGTTATGGCACCCGAAGAGATTCAAAGAGCAAGAATTCAAACGTGTCATTCTTGTGATAAGTATGATAGGAACCAAAAGAGATGTTATGAGTGTGGATGTTTTGTGGAGATTAAATCCAAGTTCGCATTAGAAGGATGTCCTCTTGGTAAATGGTTAGATGTTGATGGTGAATGGTTTGAAGAAACTTATGTAGATGCAGTAAAGGATATTGTCAATTATGATGAAGATGATATTCCGACTCCTCCTGATAATCCACAGAACGGAGATGTTTATATTCACAGAGGTAAGAAGTGGAAGTTTCATAATGATCTCTGGGAATTTGTGATAGAGTAGTATAAACGGTATCAATTTATACCAAAAATTATTAAATTTAATTAAAAAAGGTATTAAAAAACATATGTTAGTGTTTTATAACATTCTGTGGAAAACGTTGTGGAAAAGGTCTATTACCTGTGGATAACTTGTTATAAACCCTTCTGGTTCTTATATTAATGCCTCTGGTTCTTGTGTTCTTTAATGCTTATTAATGCCTCTGGTTCTTGTGGACTAAGCGAGCGAAGCATAAGACGCGCAGTTTGTCAAGTCCCACCCCCGCGAAAATACTGTGAGACCCACACAAAAACTCGACGAGACTTATGAGAACACGCACAAAAACTCGACGAGACTTGACAAACATTATACAATATGTTAGAATCTCGACGAGAAACACATAAAATCTCGACGAGAATACATATATACATACAACAATCTCGACTAGATTAGCATACATTATACTTGCATCTCGTCGAGATTTGTGCTATACTATCAACGTTCATTCAATCTCGACGAGTTTTATGTACGACGACTACGATCTCGACTATACATACACAAATGATTATGCAGATCTCGACGAGTATTATGCACAAGACATAGAACTCGACGAGGATTATGCACGAGACTCACATGATCTCGAAGCACTTGCATATCGGCATTATGCATGATATACTAGACACACAACACACATCGAGACTATCATGATTGCACAGAAACGCCTTGTACGTGTAACTCTAGACATCATGTGTTATGATGATCTAGATGTAGAGAATATGAACTGGAAAGAGTTACTAGAACTCGAAGGTGACGAAGATGTCTATGCTACCACGAAAGAATTCGAACCCCTGATGTAATGTGACAGTTCTCGAAGTGGCACAAGACCCCTTGCAGAATGCTCTGTGAGGGGTTATTCTATGTTCGTGGTTGAGGAATTCTCTACATTCTCCTCCCATCCCATTAATATTATGAAACTCTTCGCCTCTAAATTCTATCAAACCTTGGTTCTAAATGTTGCTACCATCGCCGCAATCGTTGTGGGAATTGTACAGTTTGCTGTGCGTTCGTTCAATGAAAACAACGGGGCAGAAAAGACCCGTAAGGTGATGCAAACCGTGCTGCAGTTCGTTGACAAGATTGTGGAGCAATTGCAGGCACAATTGAATACCGATGTGCCAGTCGTACAAGTGGCACAGAAAACTACCAAACGCCGCTGATTGCTGATATATTACATTCATACCTGAGAAATTCACCCGATGACTCAAACCCAGTTTGATGAATTGTATACAAAACTCTATGATGCTTATGAGAGTTCAATGCTGAAAGATGAGTATGTTCGCTCTACTCTGGGTGATGCACTAGATCATATGATTCTGATGCATTCAAAGGGTCTTGTGACAGTCTGAGAACTGTCACAAGGGGGGTTGCGGTTCGCCACAATCCCTAATATATTACATTCATACCAAACAACCCAAATGACTCAATTCCAAACTATTGTGATTGGCGAAGACTCCAACGGTTTCTATAACGAACCGACTCTGCATTCTTCTCAGCGAGCAGCAGACAAGTGGGGTCGTGATATGTTAGTTGGTGCCAGCGTTTATGGTTACATTATTGTTAAGGTAGACCACGAATCCTGGGAAGTTGTTGACGAGAACGTGTATGGTTGTGAGTATAGCGTATACCACGACGGATACGGTTTCGTTAAAGTTAAGAAAGAAAAACCTGCCAAACTGGTGATGGTGTGACAGTCGCCAAACTGGCACAAACCCCCTAGACTTCCTGCCTCATCCCTGTTATTCTACATTCATCAACACAAAAACACCAAATGACCGTCACTCTGACCGCCAACTACAAAGAAGTTCTCGCTACTGATACTGTTGAGAAGATTGACGAATTGCTGGAAGATTCGTATGATTTGGATGATGCTCTGAAATTCATCGATGAGCACAATGAGGCAGACTTCGTTGCATACTATGAAGAATATTGCCGCTGTGGTGAGGCAATTGGTTATGAAGCGGTTGATGCTCTGATTGCAGAAATGGGCGACGTTTCGTATGTTGAGGAATGCGATGAGCGTTATCGTGGGCAGTTTGATTCTACTGCCGATTATGCTGAACAGTTCTACAACGATGTGTATGGTGAAGTGCCCTCTATGTTGGTTGTAGATTGGGAAGCAACCTGGGAATCTTCGCTTCGTTATGATATGACTGCCTGCGAGGTTGGTTACCGTAACGTTTACATTTTCAGCGACAACTGATATAATACAGAGAGGAAAGAGTTTGCCTCTCTTTAAGCAAAAGTTACTCCTGTGGTGATATCATAACGGACAAAGTGGGTGCGTAGGTTATAAGGAAAGGGGTGGTGCCCTTTCCTTTTTTATTATATTTTATCATTATTTTTAAGCTGCCCCGGTGGCGACCTTTGATCAGGCAGCTACCCTGCTGCCGTCTTTGCTGATTGTCCCCTTATCATAGGGCAGCCAGTGCCCCTGGAAGGCGGCATCGTGCCACTTTCCGAACTGGCACACCTTGGGTTGTGGAACCGCCCATCCCGTGCCATACTATGTTCATACCAAGCAACCCCACCAATGCGTAAGATTGAAACCCTTATGAACGCTGCTATTCTGGAAGGTCGCAACTTTACCAGTGGAAATACTACTGTCATGCATGAAGATGGCGTGGCAAATGTATTCCTTCACGGCAACAAGATTGCCGAAGTTGGTGATAATTTCGTCACTCTGTTTGACGGTGGTTGGCAATCTTCTACCACCAAATCCCGCCTGAATGCTATTCTTCAGCGACACGCAATCAAGGGCGAATGCGTATTTCAAAAGAACTTTAAATGGTTCGTTCATAAGTTCGTCGGGCAGGCAGGATCTTCCCCCGTATTTGTAGAGAAAGACTTTACTAATGGGATGATTCTGGCATAGTGTGACACTCGGGGAACTGGCACAAGGACACTCCAAAGCCCCCTGTGATGCCTTATAATACTCTCATACACACAAAGGACTGATGGACTACCAAATCACCAAAGAAATTCGCATTCACCACGAGGATGGTTGGTTCTACCAATTCACTGATGATGGTGAAGGATGTATTGAAGTTGAGTATTATGAATTGATTGGAAATGTTGAAACCAAACAAGGAAGTTCTTTTAGTATTCCAAAAAATTGTATTTCTCAATTCATTAATGTTCTGGAGCAAATGAGAAATGACTAAAACTCTACTCAAAATCATCAAGTTCTTATTCTCAAAAGAAATAGAAGTTGCTCCTGGTGTTTTTTGGTTGGGTGGAACTCTTTATGAGAACCGAAACAAACCAAAAGGACTACCACCACTCAAATTGAAGAAGAAGGACACTTGAAGAACTGGCACACGGTTCCCCCATTCCCCCCGATCCCGTGCCATACTAAAGACATGAAAAACACCCACCTCGAACACGCCGAAGATACCATCCTGACGGGAGACCTTTCCGTTCTGGATTGGTTCGTGACCCCTGGAACTTTGAGTGTCAAGATTGATGGTGCTCCTGCTATTGTGTGGGGAATTGATCCTGCAACCGGTACGTTCTTTGTAGGAACCAAGGCAGTATTTAACAAGAAAAAGATTCGTATCGCCCACAATCATGAGGAGATTGATCTCTTCTATCAGGGCAACGTGGCAGACATTCTTCATACGTGCTTTGATTATCTGCCCCGTACTGAGACAATCTATCAGGCAGACTTCATCGGTTTCGGTGGATCTGATGAATACACTTCCAACCTGATTACGTATCAGTTCCCGGAGATTGTGGAGCAAATTATCATCATCGCTCCTCACACTTGCTATTACGCTGAGAACGATCTTCGTAATGCCGTGGCATACCCTGATCGTGCAATCTGGAATGATACCGAAACGGTTAAGTTTGTCAAACCCAATGCATACATCCTGCACAATCAGGAATCCTTTGCTGATGTTGAGGACGTGTGTAAGTTCGCCCGCCAAGTTGCAACCACTGCCCGCTTTGCAACTGATAAGGAAGCGGCAAAGATTAAGCAACAAATTAATGCTCGCATTCGTGAGGGTATGAGGATTCATGAGGATGACTTTGAGTGTGATCCTAACCTGATTCGTTTGTGGTTGCTGGTTAAAACTATTAAGGAAGATTGCCTCTTCCTGTGCCGTAATGATGGTCCTGCAGCATACATCGGACAGGACAGGATTGATGCCGAAGGTTATGTCATGACCAATGAGTTTGGTATGTTCAAACTGGTGAATCGTGAGGTCTTTTCTAAAGCAAACTTTAACCAAGGTCGCTTCCAGTGTGCCGCTTGACAAGGTGGCACAGACCCCCTTCCAATGCCCCCCTGGTGCCCTATACTAAGTTCAGTTGAGAGGCACCCCCACCTGATGACTGACGCACAAACAATTCAATCCAAACTTGATGAATTGCACGAACAGTTTAACACTCTCCAATCGCAAGGTGCAACGAATAGTGAATTGAATAGTGTGCGAAGAGAGTTGAACATTTACTATGAAATGTTGAGGAAATTGGGATGACTGACGAACTCTGGTCTGAGATTCAAGATGCTCCCGGCGAAATCTTTGACATCCCGGAGATGCAAGACTCCAAAGATTTCAACCTTGATGAATACCTCAAAGGTGACTATGATTACTGAAACCCTCTACCCCGAACTTAAGGAACCCACTATGTCATTCGCTGAAATCGTCGCCCTGCTAATGTCACTTACTGATGACCAGTTGGAGATGATGGACGATGACAAGTTTGCCTCTGCCCTTATCACTCTGCACCACTGATGAAAACTATTAAAATCTTCGGCATCATTCACTACTACGTCTCCGACAAAACTTACCTGAAATGAACTTTGACCGCGATTCTCTGATTGCTGATTATGCTCAGCAGATCCTAGATTCAATGGACCTGAAATGTTTGGAATGTTTCGTTTATGATACATTGAAGGACAATCTGAGCTCCTATTCTGATGAGGAACTGATTGCTGAGGTTACAGAATACAATCCTGATTTGCTAGAGGATGTGACGGTCTGACAAGTGGCACAAGGGGGGCAGCGGATGCCCCTCCCACCCCCTATAATTAATTCATACCACGCAACCCAAGCAAATGCAAATCTCTAAAGTTTATGCCGTGATTGGTGGTTGGGATTATGAAGGCGAAAACTTTGATTCTATGCGTCTGTTTGACTGCTACTCCACTGCTGAAAAGTATCAGAATCAACTGACGAATGATGAAGGATATGATTATGCTCTGCTGAAGATTCGGGAGGTGATTCAAGAATCCCTTTTCAGCGAGCAAGTTGAAAAGAATCTAGAGGCACTTTGCCAGCGGATGGGTTGCTGAGTGCCACTTGGGGAACTGGCACAAGGTTCCCCCAGAACGGCACTTCCACCCCTTATAATTGATTCATACCAAACGAAACGCAAATGGCAACCGCAACCTACCAGACTTGCCTCACCGATGCAACCTACAACGGTTGGACAAATTATGAAACCTGGAACGTAGTCCTCTGGATTGAGAATGACGAATCCATCCAAGAATACATTCAACAAAATGATGTTTGCTGCTATGAAGAACTGCTGGAATTGTTCTATGAATTCGGCAGCAAAGAAACCCCTGACGGTGTGAAGTGGAACGACTCTAAAGTTAACCGCGCCGAAATCAACGGAGACGTTTTCGACTTCTAAAGTGTGGGTCCTGAGCATGACCTAAAACTGCTCAATCATTTCTAACATTTTTCATTCTACATTATGTCCCGCGATGTCATTCTCTCACTCCTTCGCCAAGGTTCCAATGGTGAGCAAATTCTCCAAATTCTTGATTCAATTGCTAATGGGGTTTCTGACAGTGGCGGTTCTGATTCCGCTGCTGCTCCTACTCTGAGTGAAATTCAATTCTAATAGCTAACCCCTGTGCCGGTCAAACCACTGGCACAGGGTTTCCGCTTGGGGGGTCCGGAGACCCTATACTAAGGGAACCAAAGCAAACGAACCAAATGACCCGCCTTGACGTGATCTGCCCCGCCGCCCCCTGGGAGAACACTACCACCGACGCCGACCGTGCCTGGGACCTCTGCCTGGATTTGTCTGAGGAGTACGGTTACGCTCAGGTCCGCCAGAATGGGGTGATCATCGGAGACTACACTGACGGGCGCTGACCCCCCCGACGTGCTACAATTAACCCAGTTCAACCAACCGCCTCCTATGACCGCCTCCCCCTGGAACGCTGAGAACCTTACCACCCTGACCCTGCCCGATGGCACTTGGGGCACCATCCGAACCGCCGTGCTGTGCTTTGCCGTAGATGAGCGCCTTGCCGGCAACCGTGCCGATGCCGACCATTGGATGGCAGCGTTTGAGGCATTGAAGGAAGCGATGGGGGACTGACCCCCCTGCCCCGTTACGTGCTACAATTAACCCAGTTCAACCAACCGCCTCCGATGCGCCTCTCTCCCGCTACCCGCCTCAAGGACCGCCAAACCGTGTGGGTCTCCTACCGTAACGACGGCAGCAGCTGGAATGAGAACCCCGCTATGGTTTACCCCGTGGGCATTCCCGCTACCGTATGGGCGGCACAGTTCGCTGAGGTTCATTCTGACGAAGTGCGGGGGTGACCCTTCCCCGTTCGTGCCTTACGCCAAACAATTCTCTACACTCTCAAATGAACTTCACCACCGCGACTAAACTGGAACTGGCAATCGCTGAGGCACAGGGTCTGATTAAGGTTACCCGCCTGCCTATTCGCCGCGCCCGCAAATCTGAATTGGTAATGTCACGGGTTGGCGGTGGTTCTTCACGTTGGCATAATTCAACCGGTGCTAATTCTGCACTCAAGGCAGGGCAACTTCGTCCTGATGAGATTGCACTTAAGGCGGCACTTCGCTGATAGTGAGTGTGGGGGGCAGTAGGTTACGCTTACTGCCCTTGTGCCTTCGTTCGTGATTTGGCAGTTAATTGTGGGGGGTTTGTTATGTCGGCGCGGGGCGCGGTTATAAAAACGCATAACTACCCTAACCTACAAAGTGTTACGGAAGCGATGTAAATATAACGCTCATTATAAAAATTTTTTTCGCTATATAAAAAGAAAATAAAGTCGATTTAAAAATACCGCACATGAGAAAAAAATCCGGGGAAAATATTGAGCTCGTACAGGTTGATCCAATTACTGGGGAATATTACATTACGATTCCCGAATGGATGATGAATGAACTTTCCTGGTATGAAGATACTGAGATTGAAATTAATCTTGAGGGAAGAGACATTGTATTATCCGAGCACGAAAATGAATAATAGAGTCTACCACATTTACGTAAAGAATAGATGTTTATATCATAGTCTTCCAGAAGAAAAATTTACCGAAATCTGGAAGATCGTAAATGATTTTGCAGAAATTTTAGAAGTTGTGGATGAGAAAGACATTGAATATGTTGAACTCTCAGAAGAAGAAAAATATCACAATCGCTCGTATTGACAATCACTATATAATACTGTATGATACTGAAGTAATTAATTTCTATTATGGCTAAAGGATTTACTGTTAAAGCAAAAACTCCGCCTAAGCAATCGGAAGAGGAATGGGATTATGATCTTGCCCGTGAAATGATTCGAGGCAAATCAATCGTATTCTGTCTCCCAGGAAGAGGAGTTTCATATACCTATCTTAAGAGTTTTGTTCAGTTGTGTTTTGATCTTGTACAGAACGGTGCAAGTATTCAAATTTCACAAGACTATTCATCGATGGTTAACTTTGCACGTTGTAAGTGTCTTGGTGCAAATGTTCTACGTGGCCCGGACCAAATTCCCTGGGACGGCAAACTTAAGTATGATTGGCAACTTTGGATCGATTCTGATATCGTTTTCAACACTGAGAAGTTCTATCAACTCGTTCTAATTGATCAGGACATTTCTGCAGGTTGGTATGCCACAGAAGATGGTCACACCACTTCAGTTGCACACTGGTTAGAAGAAGATGATTTCCGTAACAATGGTGGTGTAATGAATCACGAAACCGTTGATTCTATCACCAAGCGTCGTAAGCCATTCACCGTTGATTATACCGGTTTTGGATGGCTTCTGATTAAGAACGGTGTCTTTGAGCATCCCGAAATGAAGTATCCTTGGTTTGCTCCTAAGATGCAAGTCTTTGAATCTGGTGAGGTTCAAGATATGTGTGGAGAAGATGTGAGCTTCTGTTTGGATGCAAAGGAAGCAGGATTTGAAATTTGGTGCGATCCACGTATCAGAGTTGGTCACGAGAAAACAAGAATTATTTGATGACTAACAGACCAAGCACGGAAACATACAACGTCCTGTGTAAAGGTAGAAAGATTTATTCCAACCTTTCACAGGAGGAATACTTTGATGTCATTGAGGACCTGGCACAACAATATTATGAGTCAGGTTCTCCAAACCCTTCTGAAATTGAAACTGAGATTATTGGAGATTAATTTATGGCTAAAGCAAAAGGTAGTTTCACTGGTAAAACTTCTTATACTCCAGGGCCCCCTAAAAAAACTCGACAGGGAGATGGAGCAGGAACCAAATATGCCGCTTCGTCTCGCAATGGAGCTAGGAAAAAATACAGAGGACAGGGGAATAAATAAAAAAGTAATATACTAAGAGTGATATTGATCCTTGTGATTTAATATCACTTTTTTTATGTAAACAAAGGGATAGCAACCCCTTTAAAAGTTCTGTTTTACTTTTTACAGAAAACAGATGGCTACTCAACCAAATCCAGATAGAGACACCAATTATATGCTCGATAATTGGGGGACAAACAAACTAATTACAGACTATACAATCACTGACAATAAAGTTCATATGCGTGAAATTATGCACGATGAGAACATTCAAAGACATAATTTAATGGAGCAAAATGAAATTCACAAAAAAATTCGTAATGATTTAGACTATGATGACTGGGAATATGGTACTGAACCAACATATGGTAGTTCTTGGAAGTAGCGAATATAAATAAAAAAAGAAATTTATCCCAAAAATGGCAGTTCAAAGGATATCCAGATCATTTAAAGATATTAGTTTATCCTTTGAACCCCATCCAGTTACAAAGGATCTTCCAATTTTAAAAAATGAGAACGCGATTCGTCGCGCAGTTCGTAATTTGGTTGAAACTAGTAAAACCGAAAGGTTTTTTAATTCTGATTTGGGAACCAATGTATATAATTCTCTTTTTGAATTTGTCGATGTTGCCACGGCATCGGCAATTCAATTTGAAATCGAATCGACTCTTGCAAAATATGAAGAAAGAGTTGAAAATTTGCAAATATTTGTTATTCCTAAACCCAACTCTAATGAATTTGATGTAACTGTATCATTTAATATTGTGGGGCAAGATGTTCCAACTCAAGAATTTTCCTTCCTATTAGAGGCAACAAGATAATCATATGCCTTTTACTAAGTTTACAAATCTGGATTTTGACCAGATTAAAACATCAATTAAGGACTACCTAAGATCTAATTCAAATTTCACAGATTTTGATTTTGAAGGGTCTAATTTTTCTATACTTATCGATACTTTAGCGTATAATACTTATATTACGGCATTTAATTCTAATATGATTGTGAATGAATCCTTTTTGGATTCCGCAACAATTAGGGAAAATGTCGTATCTCTTGCTAGAAACATCGGATATGTTCCTAGGTCTAGATCATCCGCAAAAGCAGTAATAAGTTTGTCTCTTGATTTTGGAAATTCTGTTTTAACACCACTTCCATATCCAACCGTAACACTAGATCCTGGGTTAATTTGTGTTGGATCAGAAAGACGTTCATCATACATATTTTCTATCCCAGAATCAATTACAACAACCGTAGAGTCGGTTAATGGTAGATGGACTGCACAATTTGATGAAATTGAAGTCTATCAAGGAACATTTTTAACAAAACAATTTGTAGTAGATGGATCACTGGATCAAAGATTCATTTTAGATAACTCATTTATTGATACTGCAACGTTAGTTGTAAAGATCAAAGAGCAATTTGATACTGGAGTCGGAAGAGAATATTTAAAAATCGATAATATATTAAACATTACTAAAGATTCTGAGGTATATCTACTCCAAGAAGTTCAAGATGAAAAATATGAACTTTTATTTGGCGATGGAATCTTTGGTAAAAAGTTACAGAACGGATCTGTTATTACCGCAACATATATCATTACTGATGGTAAAGAAGGTAATGGTCCATCATCATTTGAATATAGTGGTAATGTAAAAAATCCAAATGGAGCTAGTATAATCCCAGAATCAGTATCACTTACAACAACATCGTCCGCAAGATATGGTGCTGATATAGAAGCTATTGATTCAATTAAATATTTTGCTCCAAGATTGTATTCTTCACAATACAGAGCGGTTACATCGAGGGATTACGAATCAATAATACAACAAATTTATCCAAATACTGAATCCGTTGCGGTTATTGGGGGAGAAGAATTAGATCCACCCCAGTTTGGTAATGTTATGATTGTAATCAAACCAAAAAATGCAACTTTTATATCAGAGTTTGATAAAAATACTATTCTACAAAAACTAAAACAATACTCTCTGAGTGGAATCAATCAAAAAATTATTGATCCTAAGATTCTTTATGTTGAAATTAATTCATCTATTTACTACAACTCGTCTCAAGTAGAAAATATAAATGATTTAAGAACCAAAGTTATATCAACTTTGAATGAGTACGGCACATCATTGGATATTAATAAATTTGGTGGAAGATTTAAGTATAGTAAATTAAATCAAGTTATCGATAATGTTGATGGTGCAATAACATCAAACATTACTAAAGTGATTATGCGAAGAGATCTTAATGCATTATTAAATCAATTTACTCAATATGAACTATGTTTTGGAAATCAATTCCACATTAATGAAATTGGATATAATATTAAAAGTAGTGGATTCAAAATTCCTGGGGAATCTGAATTTGTTTATTTGACAAATATTCCAAATAAAAATTCAGATGGAGCTCTTGATGGTAGTGGTAAGGGAATTTTGTCTGTAGTAAAGGAGATTAAAGAGACTAATGAATCTAGAGTGATTGTCAATTCTGCAGGAACTGTAGATTATACTACTGGAGAAATATTTTTATCAACAATTAATATAACTGAATCTGCTTTTGGTAATAATATTATTGAGATACAAGCTATTCCAGAATCTAATGATGTTATAGGACTAAAGGATCTTTATCTATATTTTGATGTTTCCAAGAGTAAGATAAATATGGTTAAGGATACTATTACTTCTGGAGAAAAAATTTCCGGAGTTGGGTTTAAGGTTACTTCAAGCTATTCAAACGGAGAACTAAAGAGGGTATAATATGATAGCAACTGGGTTTGAAACTAGAATTAAAGTACAAGAAATTGTAGAGAATCAACTTCCATCATTTGTTGTTTCAGAAAGTCCAAAATCTGTAGATTTTTTAACTCAATATTATATTTCACAAGAGTATCAAGGTGGTCCTACTGATATTGCAGAAAATCTTGACCAATACATAAAACTTGATAACTTAACTCCAGAGGTTCTCTCCGGACTTACTTCTACAACTTCATTAGTTAATTCAACTACAACAACTATTAATGTCGGTTCAACCAAAGGGTATCCCCAACAATATGGATTATTTAAAATTAATGATGAAATAATTACATATACGGGAATAACAACCAATTCATTTACTGGTTGTATACGTGGATTTAGTGGTGTGACTGAGTATGATAAGTATGGAGAACTTGTTTTTACTTCTAGTCAAAGTGCAACCCACCAATCCGCTTCTAGTGTTAAAAACCTAAGTACCTTATTCTTAAAAGAGTTTTATAAAAAAATTAAGTTTTTATTGACTCCTGGATTAGAAAATCTCAATTTTGTTCCCGAACTTAACGTAAATAATTTCATTAAGCAGGCAAAAAACTTTTATCAGGCAAAGGGAACCGAAGAATCTTTTAGAATTCTTTTTAATGTACTATACGATGTTAATCCCAAAGTCATTGACCTAGAAAAATTTATCATAAAACCATCTTCTGCTGAATTTGAAAGAAGGGAAATAATTGTTATAGATGTAATAAGTGGTAATCCTGATAATTTAGTTGGTCAAATTATATTTAAAGAATCAGATTCAAATACTAAGGCATCTGTTTCTGAAGTAGAAATTATCCGAGAGGGGCAAAAACAATACTTTAAATTATCCTTATTTGTTGGATATACTGATGAAACTGATATTAGGGGTAACTTTATAGTAACTCCAGTTAATAGAGTAGTAGAAAACGTTTCAATTGGTGCATCAATAATCACAGTAGATTCTACTATTGGATTTCCAAAAACTGGAACTCTAATGTGTTTGGGTAATACAATTACTTATACTGAAAAAACAATTAATCAATTTTTTGGGTGTGTAGGAATTACTAGTGCAATTAGTCCTAAATCGGAAATTAGGACAAATGATTTGTATTATGGGTATGAAGATGGAGATATTGATAAAAAGGTAGTATTTAGAATTACTGGGGTTCTTTCCGAATATGTTACAATTGAAGATACTTCTCTCGCAACCGAAGGTGAAAAAATTTATGTAAGTAATCTTGGAGAAATAATTCAAAATCCTACTGAAAATAAAAATTTTAAACAAGTTTTTGCAAATTCTTGGGTCTATAATACCTCTGTTAGATATAAAGTTGAAACTATCAATGGATCTCAATTTAAACTTTATAGTAGTACTGATAAATCTAGTTTAAATATTGATGATAAGGTTGACATTTTAAACCGAGGAACTGAAGTTGTTGCGTATTCAAATGCAACTGTTACTGGAATATCTTCAGCAATTTACGTATCCCTTAGTGCTCCTGGATTTACTCCAAGTACCGTTTCTTACGATATCCGAAGAAAATTAAAAAAGGCTAATAGTTTAACTGACCCAGATTTATTTGGTAAAAAGTTTGGAAATAACTCATTATTAGCAGATACTTTAAACGTATATAATGAAAATAATGAATATTTTTACGTTGCATCAAATTCTTTACCATCATACCCATTAACAGTATCATTTGCTTCAACAAGTATTCATTCAGCATCAGTATCATCATCATCTATCCAAGTATTAGATCCAGAAACTAACAAATATACTGTTTTATCTTTTGGGCAAAATGTGCCATTTATAACTGGGGATACAATATACTATTCTCCGGAATATGATAATATTTCTGGAGTTGATACTGGGGTATATCACGTTGAAGTTTTAGCACAAAAAAATAAAATTAAATTATATCAATCTAAGGCATTCATTGCCACGGGTGAATGTGTGCAGTTTGAAGATCCGGATGGTATAAACGGAAAACATACTTTTACTCTTTTTTCTCAGAAGAATAAATTTCTTGGTCCACAAAAATTACTCAAAAAATTTCCAAATACTAGTAATTTAACTCCAACTACTGAAGTTGAAACTTTAGGAAATAGATCAACAGGAATTTTATGTAATGGTGTAGAAATTGTCAATTACAAATCTGATGATAAAGTATATTATGGACCACTTAAAGAAATTAAAGTTTTTAATGGTGGATTTGGATATGATCTTGTAAACCCACCAGTACTATCAATTTCTAACCCATCTGTTGGATCAACTGCATATGCTGAACCAATTTTAAAAGGAAAATTAGAAGAAATTATTGTTGAACCCCAAGAATTTGATATTGGTGAAGTTTTATCTGTAGACATTACTGGAGGAAATGGTAAGGGACTACTATTAGAACCTGTTATAGTAAAGGAGTTCAGGCAAGTATTTTTTGATGCTAGAGAAGTATTTTATGGTGGAGGAATTGATACTATTGACGATACAATTACTTTCCAAACTAATCATAATTTTAGAGATGGTGAAACTATTGTATATAATAACAATTCAAATCTATCCATTGGTATTGGTAAGTACCAAGGATCAAATTTAAATACTTTGGGTATTTTGCAATCAAATGGATTGTATTATGCAAAAGTACTGAACAATAAAACTATTAAAATATACGAAGATTATGAAGATTATATCTCTGGAATTAACACTGTAGGATTTACCACGTCCAATACTAAAGGAACTCATAAATTTGTAACGTACACAGGAAAAAATAAACTTACAAAAATTAATATAATTAATTCTGGGTCAGATTTTGAGTATAAAAATCTTCCCGTCAAGTCAGAGAATATTAGTAAAGAATTTTCATATATTAAATTCAAAAATCATGGATTTAAAAGTGGAGAAATTGTTCAATATTCTTGTTCGGGACAAGCAATTTCTGGATTATCAACATCAAATCAATACTATATTCTATCAATTGACAATGATAGATTTAGGTTATGTGATGCTGGAATTGGCGCTACATCAGTTGAAAACTATAATCGAAAAAATTATAGTAAGTTTCAGTCAACTGGAACTGGGTATCATTCATTTAGATACCCAAAAATTGAATTAAATGTTAGAATTTCTAATCCTGTAGGCGTGATAACAGCGACACCGTATGTTAGAGGTTCTTTAGTTGGGACATATCTTTATGATGGTGGTAGTGGATATGGGTCAAATATTTTAAATTTACATAAAAAACCATCAGTTAAAATTAAAAATGGTAAAAATGCTTTAGTAACTCCAATTATATCAAATGGTTCTATAGTTGGAGCATCTGTACAAAGTAGAGGAACTGAATATTATAGTGTTCCTGATATTATTGTAGAGGGAGATGGTGTAGGGGCGAAATTAAAAGCAGTAATTATTGACAACCGTCTAACTAAGGTAATTATCATTCAGGGTGGCAGTGGATATTCAAGCGCATCTACAAGCATTAAGGTTAAATCAGCAGGATACGGTGTATTTTTAGAATGTGCGGTAAGAGATTTAAAAATTAATAATTACAAAAAATTTGGACAAGAAATTCTAATTAATAGGGAAGAATATACAGAATATGGATATGTTGGATATTCTACAAATATTGGAAAGATTGTATTTGGAGATCAAAGAAATAGCAATCCATCAAATCCATATCATTCTCCGATTATTGGGTGGTCATATGATGGATGTCCAATTTATGGTCCATATGGATATTCTGATCCAGAAAATAATAGTTCTGCCGTTAAAATATTAGAAACTGGATATACACTAGATTCTTCTTTGGTAGTAAATAGGCCCAGTGGATTTGAAAATGGAATGTTTGTTGAGGACTACAAGTTTACTGATTCTGGGGATTTGGATGAAAATAATGGAAGATTTTGTAAAACTCCAGAATTCCCAAATGGAACTTATGCATATTTTGCGGGAATCACTACATCATCATCAGAATTATATGAACCCAAATTCCCATACTTTATTGGTAACAAATATAACTACGTTCCATTAGTAGAAAATATCGATTCTAATATTGACCAATCATTTGATTTTAATAACTCCACATTAATTAGAAATACTCTACCATATAAAGTAAATGATGCTTATTCGGGGAGTGATTTTATTATTGAACCCAATGAAATTTCCAATCAAATCTCGGTGGTTGAATATACATCAAAAGGTTCAGTAGATTCTTTTGATATTATTCAACCAGGACAAGGATATAGAATTAATGATCTACTGGAATTTGATAATACTGGAACCAATGGTGGCGGTTTAAGTGCTTATGTCTCAAAAATTGAAGGCAAATCAATTAATAAAATTGATACAACAGTAGAGTATTTTCCGGATACAATTTTTACTTGGAAAAACGATAGTACAATTATCGTAAAAACAAATAAAATTCATGGATTAATTGATAATGATAATGTAAGAATTACTGGAATAAACTCAGAATCACTAAGTACTCTGATTGGTGGAGAACACAACATATCTGTGGAAGAAACCTCTGTAACTCTTCTTTCCAATGTTCCAATAAATCCAATATTATTGGATAATAATTCAATAGACATATATGTTTCTAGTGTACCAACTACAATATCTGTTGGGGATAGTGTTGGGATCGGCACCGTAACTGAGGTAGTATCAGTTCTTAATGTTTTTAGAGAAAATAATGTTATTCGAGTAAATAGGGGAAGTGTAACCGGAACTGCTCATAGTATTGGTGATCCTGTAGTATTATTACCATCCACGTTTGAAATTAGAAAATCTCTAGACAAATTTGATTCAAGATTTAATGATATTGTATATTTCAATCCAGTAGAATCAATTGGAGTTGGAACTACTCCAGGAATTGCTGGGACTAGAACATTTGGAATTGGTCAATATATTAAAAATATTTCTGTACCAACTCAAAGTATATACTTACCAAATCACCCATTTGAAAACGCACAAAAAGTAATTTTAAGGAAACCCTCTGAAGGAACTCAAATACTAGTAGCAGATTCTCCGAATAGTGGAAGTTTTATTTTACCTAGAAGTGGGAATTCGGAATTTGTATATATTATTAAAAAATCAAAGGATTATATTGGAATTACAACTTCGGTAGGTCTAACTACAAATACTAGTGGTTTATTTTTTATATCTAACGCAGAAAATAATTATGAATATTCTATAGAATCAGATTTTCAACAAGTTAAAGGTGATATTGAGAAAATAACAGCAAAAATTACTTTAGATGAAGAACATACTTTGGTATCTGGTGACGTAATTGATTTGGAAGTAAAATCAAACCAAAGTGTTGGCATTGGTACTTCAACATTTATAAACTTAAAATATAATTCATCTTATGACAGAATTATTGTAAATCCTACTCAATTTTTACCTTCTTCTGTAGATATAGCAGAAGATCTTATTAATGTACCAAACCATAAGTTTAATACTGGTGATAAGGTATTTTATTCATCTACTGGGGCAACAATATCTGGGTTAAGTACTGGTGACTACTATGTTTTTAAATTAAATAATAATAAGATTCAATTAGCAGAAACTTATAGCGATCTGTATAAATCTCCACCACAAATTATTTCTTTTAATTCTGTAGGTGGAACTAACCATACACTTGGGTTTATTAATCCCAAAATTGAAGTTATAAGAAATAATGATTTGGTATTTTCATTATCTGATCCATCATTAATTAATTATAAATTAAAATTATATAATGATAAGTCATTTACTGAAGAATTTGTTTCTGATTCTTCAGGAACAGTATTTAATATTGTAAATGTTGGTACGGTAGGAATTAGTTCAGATGCCTCATTAACACTAAGATATTCAGAATATCTACCAAAATCTTTATCTTATACGTTACAAAAAGATGGAGAAGTTATATTGCCTGATGAAGATGTTGCAAACTACTCACAAATATCTCTTAAAAGTAGTGTATATAATGGAAAATACACCATTTTTGGGATTACTAATACCTCATTTAATGTAACATTAAAAAATTATCCAGAAGTACTTACATATACCAAAGATAATACTGATTTATTAAAATATACTACGAAATCTACTAGTGATGTTGGTGGTGTAAATAAGATTAGAATTAATTTTGCTGGAGCAAACTATAAAAAATTACCATCTTTCGTCAAGATTAATTCGGAAGCGGGCATCAATGCATTTATTTTACCAAAATCCAATACTATAGGTAAAATTGCTAATGTAAAGATATTGTCTCCCGGATTTGAATATTCTTCCGATAATACTCTAAGACCAGAATCCTATATTTCACCAATTTTAAGAATTACTAATTCTGATACCATTGATAGGATAGAGGTTATTGATGGTGGCAAATCTTACGTTTCTGCACCAAAACTAATACTTTTCAATCCAGTTTCTAAAAAAGTTGTAAATAATGCAACTTTTGAAGCCAAAATGGGTAGTGGGTCTATTAAATCTGTAGAAATAGTAGAAAATCCGAAAGGATTAGAACCGATTGATCATAATTTACTTGCAACAAATAATAGTAATGGCATCGTAATAAATGAAGTTTATTCATCACCTGCCGGTATAATTACTTGCTATTTAAGCACCCCGATTTTGGGATTTGATTTGGCACCATTTGGTGTTGGAGATAAAATTTTTGTTGAAGGTATTGAAAAAATAACAAACGGTAGTGGATTCAATTCTGAGGATTATGACTACAATTTCTTTACTATTACTAAGTATGTAAACACAAATCCTGTTCAATTAGAATATTCTGTATCGGGACTAACAACGAATGCTGGTATTGCCAAAACATTCCAAGATGCATATCCAATAGTAATTAATTATAACAATTATCCAAAATTTAAAGTTGTAAGAAAAAATTCTACGTTTTTCAATCAAGAAAAACTTGCAATTTTAGAGGGATCCGATTATGTTTTGAAGGAATTATTTATTTCAGAATCCTCAGAAGACTATATTAAAGTCTATGGGGCGTATAGATTGAAAGTTGGCGACACTATCAGGGGTAAAAATAGTGGGGTTATAGCAACTATTAATCAAATTCAAGAAAGTTATGGTATTTTTAAAATAGGTTACTCACTACATAAAAATTATGGGTGGGGAAATAATATAGGATTTACCAATGAAGATCTGCAGGTTATCCCAAATAATGATTATTATCAAAATCTTTCTTACACTATCAAGAGTCCACTAGAGTATGATGAATTAATTAATCCAGTTAATAGTCTTTTACACACAAGCGGACTTAAGAATTTTGCAGATACTCAGATAGAAAAAAATGCACAAACAAATCAACCATTAACAACATCTATTGAGTCTATTAATACTATTGATGTCACTAATGAAGTTAGAGTTGATACTATATTTGATTTTGATCTAACCAAAGACATATATGCAACAGAAGATAGATCAAAATTTATTAGATTTAATGCAAAAAGATTGACAGACTACATTGAGTGTAGAAGTAATAGGGTTCTTTCAGTTGATGATATAAGCGGAGCGTTTAGAAATAGAGAAAATGTATCTCAAACTAATTCAATAATACTCACGTATATTGAGGCACAGAGATATTCCAATTTATTAGTTATAGTTAAAGATGCTGCCACACAGGGTACTAAAGTTTTTGAAGTAGTTTTATTGAATAACGCAAATGACCTTTATATTTTAGAAAAAACAAATCTATCAAATACTGAGGTGGACTTAGGATATATTAGTGCGGAGTTAGTTAATGGTTTAGTACTCATATACTTTAACCCAACAGATCCATTTAATATTGATTATGATATCAAAATTTTAAGAAATAGATTTAATACTTTGCTTGGTGGATATGGTGATTATGGTATTGGATTCATAGATTTAATTGGTAGTAATTCTGTTATTGGGTCTGGATCAACCGCAATAATAGCGCAAAATTATTCATCAATGTACGTAGTTACTCAAGTTATTGATAATTCAACTTTGAAAATGAACTATTTTGAGACATATTTGAATTATGATGGTACTAACACTTATACTACCGAAGTATGCTTTGATACGGAAACTTCAGAGTTTTCTTCTGGCAATTATATCGGAACATTTAGTTCTGGAATTTCTACTAGTGGATTAGTTTTTCTTAATTTTACCAATAAAATATCAAACCCAGTTACAATTAGATCCCAAGTTGTTGGATTTGGATCAACATCTTTGGGAATAGGGACATTTAGATTTTTATCTCAAGGTCAAGATGCTGGATCAGAAAAAACATCAAAACTTGAGTCAAATTTAAGTGCAATAAGCGGAATTTCGACTATTTTATCCTTCAATTGCTTTGAAATCAATGTATCCAAATCATATATTAGGGTTGGAGTGGGATCAACTAGTGCATTGCACCAGTTGTTAATACTACAAGATACTAGTAATGTATATACAACTCAATATCCATTTTTATCAATAGGAAGTCAAACTGGAATTGGAACGTTTGGTGGTGAAATTGATGGTTCGGATAATGTAATTATTAAATTTTATCCAGATGCTGAATACGACTCAAATGAAATAAAAATAGAAAGTTTTAGTGAATTATTCTATACTGATATAGATTATTTAAATATTCCAGAAACTTTAACATACGGTACAGCAAATCTAGATTATTCTATTTCAGAGTATAATGCACTATCTGGAAATAGACTGGGTAGAGATAATTTTGAAATGCGCTATAATACAATTCCCATTTTCACCAAAACTTTTAATCCACAAAATTCAAGTATTTTAAATCCATCCACAGGAATATTTAATATACAAAATCATTTTTTCAGTGATCTTGAAGAATTAATTTACATCCCACAATCTACATTTAGGGGGATTGATCCATTACCATTGGAAATTTCTCCAATGATGGATTACACAGGAATAGTTACTACTATTTTACCACCAACTGTCTATGTAAAGAGATTGAACAAAGACCAATTCAAACTCACTACGAGAAAAGAATTGAATACTACAGTAGTATTCACCGGGTTGGGCAGTGGAAACGCCCATAGATTGGAAATGGCAAAGAAAGCAGAAAAGACTATTATTACATTAAATGGAGTTATTCAATCACCACTATCAAATACTAATATTAAACATGAATTATCTAATAATGGTGGTGGAATTGATGATGAAAGTCCATTTATCACATTAAGTGGAATAGGATCAATTGCCCCAAAAGATGTTTTACAAATCAATCAAGAATATGTAACTGTAATTAATGTTGGATTGGGAACCACTAATATTGGTCCAATTACAAATATTGGGGATTTTCCAATTGTTGAAGTTAAAAGAGGAACTTTTGGATCAATATCAACAAACCATGCAGATTCTACTGAAGTAGAAGTTTTAACTGGTGGGTATGATATTGTTGGTAATAGAATATATTTTGTTGATGAACCTAAAGGATCTGGAATTGGAGTAACTATTGACATAGACACAAATTTATTAAAACCAGTTTCTTCTTTTGGTGGAAGGGTTTACCTTAGAAGTGATTATACGAACAATAAAGTATACGATGACATTTCAAAACAATTCACTGGAATCGGACAAAGTTTCACTTTAACTGCAAATGGAATTAATACCTCAGGAATTGAGCCAGGAAGTGGAATTTTAGTTATAAATGGTATATTCCAAACACCGACAACAGATAATAATGTTGGCAATAATTATATTTTTGAAGAATCTGCAGGGATTTCTAGTGTAACATTTACTGGAATTTCATCCGACAATGGTTTTATTATAACTACAGAAAAAGATATAAATCAAAATCAACTACCAAGAGGTGGTCTAATTGTTTCTTTAGGTTCAACTCCAGGATTAGGATATGCACCCCTTGTAGGAGCGTCTGTAACAGCAGTTATTGGTGCTGGTGGTAGTGTTGTTTCTGTTGGATTAGGAATCACCGATAATTTAGGTTCTGCATATCGTGGGGTTGTATCTATCGGAGTAACTGACCCAAATCATACAGGAACTGCCGCAAGTATAACCGCAATCGCAGGAATTGGTGGCACACTGTCATTTACTATTCATAATGGTGGTAGTGGATACACTAATACGATAAGAATTCTTACTCCTGAACCTAATTATGAAAACTTACCTGTAATAGGTGCATACAGGGCGGGAATTGGATCAACTACGGATACGGGAATTGGTCTTCTGTTAACATTGGATGTTGAACCAGCAAATAATGGTGCATCATCTCTTCACGAAGTTTCTGCCTTCAAAATTTCTAGATCAGGATATTCATTCCAAATTGGGGATGTTATTAGAGTTGTGGGACTTGTTACGGATAAGAGTTTAAATTCTCCAATTAGTAACTTTGAACTTACTGTACTATCAACATTTACAGATACGTGTGCCGCTTGGCAATTTGGAGAATTAGACTTTATTGATCCCATCAAAGATTTGCAAAATGGTATTAGGGTTAGGTTCCCATTAGTTTATAATGGAGAATTATTGAGTTTTGAGAAAAATCTTAACGACGAAGATTCTCAATTAATTGATCTTAATAGTGTGTTGCTAATATTTGTAAATGGAGTTATTCAAGAACCTATAAAAAATTATAAATTTGAGGGAGGAACTAGTGTAATATTTGTAGATCCACCCAAAAAAGAAGATAATGTTTCGATATTCTTCTATAGAGGTAGTAGAGACATTGATAGTGTTCTTATTAATGTTCTTGAGACAATTAAAGAAGGCGATACTGTTCAGGTATATAAAAATAATTATATTCCAGAAACAATTACACAAGATCAGAGAAAAGTCTCAACAATATTCTCATCGGATATTATAGAAACTGGATTATATATTGACCAAGGAATTGATGAAGTTAATTCAAAACCTCTTGCTTGGTCAAAACAAAAATCCGATTTGAATATTGGGGGCGTTAATATTTACAAATCTAGAGACACCATCGAACCGTTAGTATTCCCTTCCGCAAAGGTTATAAAATCAGTCGGAAAAGATGATATTCAATTATTCGTAGATAATATAAAATTCTTCAATTATGAAGAAGATGAATCTGATATTGTCATTTCTAAGTTTGATGCACTTATTGTCCAAAATACAAATCCAGTTGCGGCTGCGATCACTGCTATTGTTTCTACATCTGGAACTATTCAACAATTGATAATTAATGATGGTGGAAATGGATACACTGGAGTTTCTACAGAAATTTACATATCGTCACCAACAAATATAATGATATCCAACCAATATGGAAATTTGGGGATAGGATCTACTGCAATTGCTATTGCAAGCATTTCCAATGGAAAAATTTCATATCCAATTACTATAGTAAATTCGGGAATTGGTTACACAAATACAAATCCACCAACTGTTATATCACCAATACCAAAAACAAACATAGAAAAAATAAGAAATATTCCAAGATTCCAGGGAACAACTGGAATAATCACTGGAATAACAACAACAACTGGAACAAATGGAAATCCACTTGCACTAAAGTTCTTTACTAGAGCATTTTCATATCAGGGATTAAATGTCACATACCCAATATGTGTCTATGATACTTACGTTGGAAATGGTGTAGTTTCAATTAATACAGCAACTTCCGATGTAATTGGATATGGATCTACTTTCCTGGATAATATCTATTATTTAAATTCTTTAAGTGTTAATGGCGAATATGGTGAATTTATTGTAAATATTCACCCATCAACTCTTACTACCGGACTTTCTACATCCGGTTCTGTAGATAATCCTTGTGGAAGATTTTCTTGGGGAAGAATTTTTGATTTTGATAGATCTGTATTAGGAAATAGATTTGAAGTTAATTTAAAAGGATATTCGGTCGATGTTGGTCTATCGACATTCCCAGATATTCAGAGGAGAGGATTTGGATTAAGAAGCACTGGAGCTCTTAGAAAAGATTTAGGTTAATAAATGGTATAAATAGTGAAAAAACCTATGTAATATGACAGCAATTATAACTGATCAATTTAGATTAGAGAATGCAAATAACTTTATTAAGTCTATTGAAGATCCTTCAAATTCTTATTACATATTTGTAGGTCTATCTAATCCAGAAACAGTAGGTTTTGGTAGAACAAATAATTGGAACACCAATACACCAAATCCCGTCGATAATTTGGAGTATCAACAACATACTCGTGATACAATTTTATTTGGGAAAAGAGTCAATAGTGCAAATGCGCGAAGAGTTATACGAAGAATTGATTGGGTAAGAGGTACAAGATATGAAATGTATAGGCATGACTATTCATTAAATAACCTTTCACCAATAACCCAATCTTCCAGATTATATGATGCAAATTACTATGTGATTAATAGTAACTATAGTGTTTATATTTGTATAGATAATGGATCTTCGGGAATAAACACAGTAGGAAATACATCATTAGATGAGCCACAATTTACTGATGTTGATCCATCTAAAGCTGGTGTAAGTGAAGATGGGTATATATGGAAATATTTATTTACCGTATCGCCATCAGACATTATAAAATTTGATTCTACCGAATATATCTCACTTCCATATAATTGGGAAAATTCCGTAGATTCTCAAGTTGAATCTGTCAGGGAAAACGGAGATTCATCTGTAAATCTCAATCAAATAAAAAAAATATATATTCAAAATGGTGGTAGTGGGTACACGCCAGGAACTCATGAATTAAATATTCTCGGAGACGGAACAGGTGGAAAGGTAGTTGTTGAAGTTGATGACGAAACTACTACTATTATTAGTGCTACTGTTTCATCTGGAGGAAAAGACTATTCATATGCGATAGTAGATCTTGGTCCAATTAATGCAACAACTCTTGGAACTCCCGCAAAATTAATTCCAATAATCCCACCATCAAAGGGGCATGGATATGATCCATATAAAGAACTAGGATCTGATAGAGTCT